TATAAAATAGGTACTAGAAAATCGAGATAACTATATAAATGATAACATTCTCGGTAAATTCTACAGAAAAGATTTTAACCTATGATTAAATTAAAAGACGTAATCGGATACCCATCACTTCAATACCACTTAGACAATGGTCTCTCTTTACATGAACATGTCTACCGTTATTCTAGCGATGCCTTTGTTAATCTATTTAAAGAAGCAAGAGAAGCTCTTAGCAACGAGGAAATAGAGTTAGACGAAGAAGATAGAGAATTACTTGAAACAACAGATATAGGAGAATATGGAGATTACAATGGTATGAAAGTACCTTTAGATCTTCCAATGGTATCTTCTAAATATAACCCATTATTTGAAATCGGATCATATATTGATGAGATGATGGAGAATGAAGACTTATTAGATGAAGGAGCTACCCTAGAGGGTATGATTGACTTTGACGAAATAAAAGAACTTTGTGATTCAATCGGAGTTAACATTAATATGGAGCAGTTTAGAAAAGCTGTTAAACATAATAATGAGAATTTAGACTACAACGGCTTCGATATGATTAAAGCTTCAGTAGACTATATTCCTGAAGCCGAATACAAAGGAAAGAAAGTACAATTAAATAAACCAAAAAGAGGGGGATCTAAAAAGTTCTACGTTTACGTTAAGAATCCTAAAACAGGTAACGTAAAGAAAGTTTCTTTTGGTGATACCGGATTATCGGTTAAGTTTAAACAAAAAGGAGCAAGAGCTTCATTTGCAGCAAGACATAAATGTGCTGCTAAAAAAGACAAAACAAAAGCAGGATACTGGTCTTGTAATATTGGACGATATTGGAAATCATTAGGAGGAAGTTCAAACTTCTCAGGATACTGGTAGAAAAAACTAATGATATGAGTTTACTGGATAAATTTAAAAAAGATGGTTCGCTTTTAAATAAAAGCAAAGGTGTTACTCCTGCAAATGCATTTACTTCGAAACTAAAAAGCATTGCAGCAGCACAACCTGAATCTAAGCCTGCACCAAAAGGACCAGGACAGACTACAGGACCGCAAACCTGTTCTCAATATACATTTATTTCAGATGGAGGGTCTACTGTTGCATTTAATTTTAAACCTTGTAGTAGTTCATCTTACATAACCCTGAGAATACCTAACGGCGATTCATCAGACCTAACATGTGCTGTAGACGGATCAATTACAATGACTCCAGCTAATGGAACTATATTAAAAGGCCAGGACTGTACCCCTGTCGTAGTAGCACCCGCCCCTTCTAGTACTCCTACCGGAACACCGGCAAGTACTCCTGCATCAACTCCTGCATCAACTCCTGCTAGCACACCAGCACCACCACCTTCAAGCACTCCTACCGGAACACCGGCAAGCACCCCTGCATCAACACCAGCTAACACACCAGCACCGGCACCTTCTAACACTCCTACAGAAACACCAGCTAGCACACCAAACAGTACACCAGCTAGCACACCAAACAGTACACCAGCTTCAACACCTAATAGCACACCAGCTAGCACACCAAACAGTACACCAGCTTCAACACCTAATAGCACACCAGCTTCAACACCTAATAGCACACCAGCTAGCACACCAGCTAGCACACCAGCTAGCACACCAGCTAGCACACCAGCTAGCACACCAGCTCCGGCACCTTCTAGTACCCCTACCGGAACACCAACTAGTACACCAGCATCAACTCCTAATAGCACACCTACTAGTACAGCTACCTTAACTCCTACACCTACTAGTACACCAATACCTCCTACACCAACTCCTACAAACACACCTAGCAACACACCTATTAGTACACCAGTATTTAAACTCTGGTATAATATTCAAGGCGGTACAAGTCTAAACGGGCTAAACGTATCTTTTAGTACTTTTGAGGAAATACAAGACTTCATGTGTAACCGATCAGATGATCCAGGATTTGCTGACGGAAATACTTTCAACTATTATACCTCAAACAGAGATTCTGAACCAGTTAATGGAAGTATACTATACCATGAATTTGACGGTAGTGTAGTAGACAACGCAAGAAGGGTATATGCACCATCCGATTTAATTGAACAGGCAGATACTGGATTGAAAGATTGGATACTAGTAACAACAGACGCTAACGGAGTAATAACTACTACAACTCTAGGTCCTTGCCCTACACCGACACCGACACCAACTCAAACCCCAACTCCTACTCCTACTCCTGCTGTTAGTTACGGATTAGTGTACGGACCTTTCACAACTAACGGAAGCTGGACAGATCCTTGTGGTAGTACAAGTACCTATAGTGGTACCTATATAACTGGAACTAACAATCCTAATAATGTACACTCGGTAGAAAACTTCTTGATACGTAACAATGATGGCTCATTTAGTCCATTCCCAGCATCTAGATACTTTATAGGAACCTCCGGTAATTGGGCGTATTGGGATCATACGTTACAACAGGTTACTTCAACAGGTACTTGTTAAATAAGAATACTATATATGAACAGACCTTACATAGAAGAATTAAAAGATGGTTATATTATTAGAGAGTTCTCTGATAAGACTTCTTCTATGGAATTTGTTTGGCATAGAGATAGAGAAGATAGAGTTATAGAACCTCTTCACAAAACTGATTGGAAATTTCAACTAGATAACGAAATACCAAAGGAATTAAATCGTATATTTATAAAGGCAGGAACCTATCATAGATTAATAAAAGGTACTGGCAGTTTAACATTAAAAATTAAAGAATAGTGGCTAAAGTTATTTCAACCGGAGGAGTGTTTCAAAAAAGTAAAACATCTCGTCCCGGAGTTCATTCAAAATCAAAAACATCAAAGCTAAAAAGTTCTAAACTTTATAAGAAGCTTTCTAAAGGACAAGGATAATGAAACTTATTAACGTATTACTTCAAGAAGAGACATCAGGAAATAGACTGGCTATGGGAATTAATAGTGCCATAGAAGCTATTGACCCAAATCTTAACTATACAGATTTTGCTCAAGCAGTAGCCGAAGTAATTAAAGATGAATACGGTACCCATATCATCGAACCTTTTATGAAAGAATTACATTCTCATTTAGGGTTACAAGAAGGTTCTAACGGAGTTACTAACGTAAAAGAATTAGAAGTTAATTTTCAAAAAGAACTTGACCAAAACTTTAGTGAATATGATCCTCGTATTTCAATGGGGGAATATACTAAAGACAGAGAAGAAGGAGACCCATTAAAAGGAAAAGGATTCGGTAAACTTTCATTCATGGTAAGACAAGAACTACCTGATGAAGATTTTGATAAAGCTAAAAAGTGGATTGAATCTAAAGGATATAAAGTTACAGATGCTTCAAATTGGGCAGAAGATGACGACGACAGAAGATACTACCCTGGTATTAAATTTGAATTAGACTTATAAAATGAAACTAGCCAGAATACTACTATCAGAAATATTACAATCTACTCCAGAATTTGATAGGGAGATAGATAAGATAGTAGATATGGGCGGAACACACCTTGGTGCTGGAGATTACGGTTCTGCGTACCTATTAAACGGAAAAGCAGTTAAGGTAACTACTGATGAGGTAGAATTAGAACACGCACAGATACTTAAAGGTAAGAAGACTAACAATTTTGTTTACATATACGACGTAAAGGTATTAAATCCTAAACTCGGTATTATAGAAATGGAGGTTTTAGGTAGATTCAAAGGAGAAGTTCCTGATGAATTTAAAGATGCTACTGAAGCAGAAGCTGAAAGATTCGGTATAGACCCAGACGAATTAGATTTCGTTGGTGATAACGTAATGGTTCACCCAAAGTCCGGTAAACTAAAAATGATTGACGTTTAGTTGGTAGTTTAAATAATAGTTCTTATCTTAGTATATAAGTTACGGACGAATTATGGACTATACATTTTTATTAGGATCCATTGAGAATTTATTAGGGAAGAGTAATAAGAGAGCTAGAGATAACTACGCTTTCCATTGCCCATTTTGCAATCACCGCAAACCTAAGTTAGAGATCAATATGGCTACCAACGAGGAAGGTAAGAACTTCTGGGAATGTTGGGTATGTCAAACTCGTGGAACTACAATCCGTTCCTTACTCAAACAATTAAAAACACCAAGAGACCAAGCACAAGAAGTATTAAAGTACCTACCTAAAGGTACCTATATAGAGTATAATAAAGTCAAAGCAGTAGAATTACCTGCCGAATTTCAACCTCTATATAGTGCTTCGAGAACCTCAGTAGTAGCTAATCAAGTAAGAAAGTATTTATATGACAGAGGACTTACCGATAATGATTTTATTAAATATGGTATTGGATACGCAACAAATGGACTCTTTGGGGGACGAATTATTTTTCCAAGTTATACTGGATCGGGACAACTCAATTTTTTTGTTGCAAGAAGCTTTGACGGTAACTACTATAAGTACAAAAATCCCGAAGCCTCCAAAGACATAATATTCTACGAAAATTTAATAAACTGGAATGCACCTATTATTTTATGTGAAGGTGTATTTGATGCAATAGCAATACGAAGAAACGCTATACCAATTTTAGGTAAAGCAATTTCAGACTCCCTATATAAAAAAATATTAACCAGCCCAACTAATGATATCTACATCGCACTAGATACCGATGCAAGAAAAGCTGCAATAAAGATAGCAGAACAATTTTTAAACCTTGGTAAAAGAGTTTACTTTGTAGATCTTAAACAAAAAGATCCAAGTGAAATGGGCTTTAGAGCTTTTACCGAGTTAGTACAATCAGCAGAAGAATTAGACTTAAGTAGTCTAATGATGCACAAATTAGACCTATGATAAGACAAGGTACAAACATTTTAAAAGAGAATGCAAAAGACAGGTTAGATTACAACCCTGAATTAAAACAGATTAACTTTTTAGATAGAAGAGTTTACAAGAGAGGCGAAGGAGTATATTACCCGTCCGTAACTACTATACTCCAGTATATGCCCAAGAATAAGTTTTTCGACAACTGGTTGAAAGATGTTGGGCATAATGCCGATCTTATTTTAAGAAAAGCAGGTAAAGAAGGAACTCAAGTACATGAAGCAGCTGAAAAGCTAGTTTTAGGAGAAGAGATTTCTTGGATGGATGATTACGGTAACGCTAAATATTCTCAAGTAGTATGGGAAATGATTTTAAAGTTTGCCGACTTTTGGAAAACCCATAAACCAGAGCTTATATCAACCGAACAATTTGTCTGGTCAGACGAACATAAGTATGCCGGTACAGCAGACTTAGTTGTAAAAATGGACGGAGAAATTTGGTTATTAGATATAAAGACATCTAATTCACTTCATAGAGCATATGACTTACAGTTAGCTGCTTATGCAAAAGGTATGGAAGAAGTAAGAGGACAGAAGATCGAGAGAACAGGAATTATCTGGTTAAAAGCCAATTCAAGATCTAAATCTAAGAAGAAAGGCGTATACCAGGGTAAAGGATGGCAAATTAAAGTCATAGATGAGATAGAAAAAAATTTCGACTTATTTCAGACAATATACAAACTTTATAAATTAGATAACCCTACAACTGAGCCTATTTACCAGTCATATCCAACAACCATAAAAATTTAACTATTTATAATAAACTATTATGAAAAAAGCTTGTATATTAACGGTATTATTCTTATCTTTAGTAAGCTGTAATTCATTGCAGTTTAGGTTAGCTACGTTAAACCATGTCTCTTCTAGAGCTAGTTTAAATCAAATCCAACAGCCAAGAGTAAACGTATTTACAAATTATTATGACTTTAATTACAATACTTTTTTATTTAGAAACGGTTACTACTGGAACAGTTGGAACTACGACTACAATTGGAGATATCCCCAATATAGTGGATGGTATAACGGTTGGAGTTTCAATATTACTCCTAGGATTTATAGGCCGTATGTTAGACCGCTGGTTCAACCGTTACCAAGGCCTAGAATTAGAAGACAACAACCAAGACCAAGAACAAGAGTAAATAATATATTAACAAATGATCAAATTAACGGACTTAATATTAGAAGCCAAGGACCAACCCAAAGCCGTAATAATGGCGGGAGGAGCAGGAGCAGGGAAGTCTTATCTACTCAACCAGTTAGATCTAAGAGGGATCCAGTCATTCAATCCGGACAACTACGTAGAGGATCCCAACCACCCAGGGTACAAAAATCTATCAAAAGCAACAGCACAGACCAATCAAGACGTAGCTCAGGCAATAGACAGCAGGAGTAGTTTTGTTTGGGATACTACCGCTTCTAATCCTGCTAAAGTAAAAGAATTATTAGCAGCAGGATATGATGTATACATGGTTATGGTCTACACTCATCCTATGATTTCTTATATTTCTAATTTTAAAAGAGAAAGAAACATACCCGGTGCTGCTGTATTTCAGACCTGGAGAAATGTATATCAGTTAATTGCCGATTATAACAAAATGTTAAAAGGCAACCTTTCTATTTTTGTTAATGATAGAGGAGGAGAATATGATCAGGAAGTAAAAGGCTTTAATGTTGCTGCTAAAAATGGAGCAGAGGGAATAGCAGATTACTTACAGGCATATAATAAAAAGAACGATGTAGGAGCATCTACATTTAGAAAACCTATCGAACTTGCACAAGATCAAGAACAAGAGTTTCTAAAAGATACTCAAGGGATGGATTGGGATAAAGAGTCGTACGGTGAAGATAGAGCTATAAAAGATACCTGGTTAAAAGCATACGAAAAGAACGGAGTAGGACCAGGAGCTGATAAATTAAAAGCTGCTATTGTAAAATATAGAGACAATAAAGATAAACAGAATCAAAGAGAGAAAGAAGTATTAGATAATATTGCAGATATGGTATATAGCCCAGTCTTCCAAGAATTACTTAAACATTCTACTTCAGCAGAAATAGATTCTAATGTACAAAACTTCTTAGCATAATGAGATCAGTTCTATATTCAGGAGCTTTCAAACCACCCCATAGAGGACATTTTGAAGTTGTAAAAAGACTTTTAAATAATACTCATGGTGGCCAACCTTATGATATAGACTCTCATAAAGAAGCAGGAGCTTCAGCCTTATCAGGAAAAGATTCAAAAGTAGACCAAATAGATAAGGTATACATTTTTATTGGAGGAGGAGAAAGAAATGGTCTCACCAAAGAAGAGTCAATGGCTGTTTGGAAGATATATGCAAAGTATTTACCCGGAGTCGAAATATTAGATGGCCAAAAAAATCCAATGTTTGCAGCAAAAGACTTCGCTAAAGAACATCCTGAACAGCAATTTTATGCCGTAACAGGGGTTAGAGGAGAAGAAGATTTTGTAGATTTAAGAAGAGTTACGGTATATAAGAACACAGAAAATGTAGATGGACTTGTTATGGCAGCAAACGCTGACAGTAAAGTTAGAGCTACAGATTTTAGAAACGCAATACTATCAGGAAACCTAGACATGATAGTTGATTTCTTCCCTGCTGAATTAAAGAGAGAAGAAATACTTAAAATAGTAAACATGTTAAAACAAAGTATTATAGCCGAAATGATGGGTGAGGATATGGACAAACTGATGGATAGTTGGTTTATAACCGAAGAAGTAAAAGAAGGTTCAAGCGGCTCCCCAACAGCCCCACAGTCTATAGTTAGATCAGATGATAGAGCCAAACTAAATAGAGTGTATGATGAATTATCTCAAATTCTAGACAAAGAGGAATTCAGCGTTACTTTCCAAAATGACCACGTAAGAGTGGCAGTAAATGGACCGGCGGATAAACATAACTTTGATTTTACACCGTATATGGGTTCAATCCTAGAGTACATGTTAGATCAAAAAATGAATATTACTCCGTTACCGGAAATTAAAATTAAAAGAGACTTAGTAGAAGCGTCAGACTTTTTTGGAAGAACAGCTTACTATGATCCTAACCTAAAAGAAATTGTACTATATACGGAAGGTAGACATCCTAAAGATGTTATGAGATCATTCACACATGAAATGATTCACCATATACAAAACCTAGAAGGAAGACTATCAGAAGTACAGACTTCTGACACTAACGCTGATGATAATTTACTTGAGTTAGAAAAAGAAGCGTACCTTAACGGTAATATTACTTTTAGAAACTGGGAAGACAAAGTTAAAAAAGAAAACAAATAGGTTATATGAAATCACTAAATGAGTTATTAGGAGAGGGGTATCCTCTCAAAGAAAAAAAAGAAGTACCGCCGTATAAAATTTACTGCGATATGGATGGGGTATTAACAGACTTTGAAGAAAGATTTGAACACTACTCCGGTATGAAACCAAAAGAGTATGAAAACAAATTTGGTACTCCAGCCTTTTGGGAACTAATAGATGTTAAGATAGGATTAAAGTTCTGGGTAGGTATGAAATGGATGCCGCAAGGTCAGAGACTATGGGACTTTATATCTCCATACAAACCAGACCTTTTAACTTCTCCATCAAGAGATAATGGTTCAAGATTAGGAAAACAACTATGGGCTAAGAATCATTTGAACCCTAAACCAAAAGTAATAATGGCGTATTCGGCTGATAAACAGAGATACGCAAACGAAAATAGTATATTAATAGACGACAAACCATCTAACATTGACCAATGGGCAGCCAAAGGCGGTATTGCGATTAAATGTAAAGATGGTAATGTTGATCACGTTATAGAGAAATTAAAAGAACTAGGTTATGAGTAACGAAAGTTTACTTAAGAAAGAATTCAAACAATCAGATGTACAGAGAGTAAGAAACTTAGTTAATAAGGATTTTACAGCCTCTACTAAATCTCAAACCGGTTACCAAAAAGCCCATGAAAGGCATGAGGAAGGTGATGTATGGGAGGAAAAAGGTAGACAATGGACTATAAAGAACGGACTTAAACAGAACGTTACTAGATTAGATGCAGCAAAAAAAGCTGTGAGAGTCCCATTAAGCTGCCCTAAATGTAACGGGTCAATGAAACATCACCTAGCTCAGAAGATGTATAAGATACATGGATTCTGTTTTGAATGTACAGTAGATTATGAAGCTGAATTACAGAAAGCAGGTCTATATGAACAATATGAAAAACAAATGATGTCTGGTAATATAGCCGGTTTTATAAAAGATATTGAAGCTTGGGTATTTGAATCATTAAATGAGGATAATTCCTTTGTTACAGAAGATGGAGTTGTGGAAGACTGGGGTAAGACTAGTAGTAGTTATAAAGAAAAAATCATGAACGATTTACAGGGTTATGTAAAACTGTTGCGTAAGCATATTGAGTGATATTTATAACTAAAACCACCACAAGCCTACTAACATGACCCAGAAAGAAGTACTTGACGCGCTCCTGTCCGAAATCAAGCATATTAAATCTCACATGCCTAATGGTGAGTTAAAACAAATGCAAAAGGATATGGAATCATTAAAAGACGATATGTCGGATATGAAGTATACATTGCTTAATCCCGAAAACGGAGTTATTGTAAATACAAATAAAAACACAGATTTTCGCCTTGATAGAGAAAGGAGAATTGAATATTACGAAACTAAAATTCAACAGTTAGATAACCTAACAAGATGGCAGTCAGGAGTTAATAAAGCTCTGTGGATTGTGTTCGGTTCAATTGCAGCCATAGTAATAAGAATGTTAATGATGGCAAAAGACATCCCACTATAATGAAAAAATCAGAGTTACTAAAATTAATCAAGGAAGAGTTACAAGGATACTCTCCTCAAATAGGAAAGACAAAAGGTCTTACCCCTGATACGTTAAATAAAATCTTGAAAAAGATTGCTGATGATACAGAAGACGAAGTATCTGAAATAGATAATCCAGTAGACAGAATTACTCTTGATATTCCTTTATTCATTAGACTTTTAGAATACGCTAAAGAAGATGCAAAAACAGACATGGATCTTCATGATGTAGCAGAAAAAGCTATTCAATTAGGTTCAGTTCAAAATACAGCTCTTTCAATGGATGATTATGATTCGTTGGTTGGAAAACAAGAAGTTGAAGAAAAGAAAAGACCAGGACTTTGGGCTAATATAAATGCTAAAAGAAAAAGAGGAGAAAAACCTTCCCATAAAAACTCTAAGGCACATAAAGATGCAGTTAAAGCCGGTAAAAAGATTAATAAAATGTCTGAAGAAGCTGCTAATTTACAAGATGGTGCAGCAGATTCACATGGTTTCGGTTATGAAGAAATTTCTGAAGCTTTTGGCCAAAGAGCACTGGATGGACTAAGTAGTGATCTGTCTGACATAATATTAGATTTTTTCAAAGCAAATAAAGTACTAAGAAAAGAACCTCACCAGAGAAAATATAAATCAGGTCTAAGTCCTGAAGAGTTTGTAAAAGGTACTAAAGAGATGTTCCTTAAATTAATTTTTAGTAGCGTTAAATCTAAAGTACTAGCCGATACGACTATCACTAAAGAGTCTAGATAATGAAAAAATCTCAACTCATAACCCTAATTAAAGAAGTACTACAAGACTTTTACAATACCCAAGGAAATACTCCGGTAGATTGGGAAAAAAGAGATTGGGAACTATATGATGAAAACTACGCCGACGGTAAAGTAAAAGGTAAATCTAGACCCGGTAGAGTTAAAAAATCTGGAGCAAGCTGTAAAGGTTCAGTTACCGATCTTAGGAGAAAAGCTAAAAATGCATCCGGGGAAAAAGCTAAAATGTACCACTGGTGTGCGAACATGAAAGGTGGTAAAAAATAAGTTATGTATGTCAAAACAGTTTTATATAGACTCGTTAAAAGAATATAGAGACGCCCACAGACTTATCGATCAAATCGAAAAAAGTAACTGGATAGACTCAAAAGTAACAATCGTTATATGTTCTCCTGAATACAGTTCAGGTATATGTCAACTACTTTCACACAAACTTTCTCATTTAAATAATCATGTACCGTTTGATTTGGATTTCTTAGAAATGCCATATCCTGGTAATGAATTATACTCTATTGATGAATATATAGAAGATATAGATACTTTAGTATCTAAATACATTAATAAAGATAATAAACTACTTTTTATTGATTCTGGTACACTTCGTGGTAAAAATTTTACTATATTAGATAAAGTATTAGAAGGTTCAATAGAAAGTGAAAGAATTAAATTTGGATGTATGTACATTCAAGATGATTCAATATTTGAACCAGACTTCTATGTACAGAGGTTTAATCTCAGAAAAGACGGCGGATTAACCTTCTGGTGGGAGAATCAAGATAACCCATATTGGGGGTGGTAAAATAACTCTACACTATTTATTTATATAGCTATAAACACTAATAAAATGACATACCAAGAAGTAAACGACCGTTTAACAAGGGTCCAAACTGCATTACAGTCTTTACAGGATGGTTCTTATGCAAATTCTACTGGCATAAACGTTCCGCAAATGACCTCACAACTTCAAGAGGTAGAGGCAAAATTACAAGAACAATTACTTGTTTTATCAGAAGCTGAAAAAACAGCTTTTGTAAATGGCCAAGCTACTGAATACACAGACGAAAAAGAACTTCAGAAACTTAAAGATAACCAAGATGTTAAATCTATTAAGACAGCTGGTGGTAAAAAAATTAAGGAAGAAGCTGGACTTCAATTTTCATTAGAAGAAACTAAAGCTATTGCTAGAGAAATAGGAAAAGCAGTAGCAAAAGGACTTAAATCAATGGGAGATGAATTAGCTTCTATGAAAGTTAAAAATATAGAAGAAGGATCTTTTGATATTCATGTACAGTACAAAAAAGATACTTCCACAGATGATTTCTCTTTTTATATTACAGGAGACGACTTACACCTAGTAGATTTTTCATTCGATAAAGTAATTGGCGGTGTTGGTGTTAAACCTTCGGGAGAACCAATCGTACACGTTGATGTAATAGCAAATGAACTTACCAAACACTGGAAGTCTCAAATGAAAGAAGGAATGTCTGATGAAGAATGGGCCAACGCAGAAGAAAAAGGTAGATTAGAAGATCATCCTGAAAAGGATATGATTAAAAAGATACAAGCTCTTATTGCAAAAGAAAAGAAAATAAAAGAAGGAGAAGGAGCAAGCGAAGAAGAGGAATTGAAAGAATGGGGCAGCTCAGATCAGAACATAATGAATCAATCTATTCATAAAGATCTAGGAGAACCTACATCCATGCCCTCTCCATTTAGTCAAGAACTGGAATCAGCAGTTGAAGATGCAGTAGATAACTATTGGAACGATTGGGAAGAATATGACACTGATAGAGAAGGTTTAATTGAACATGCTAAAAAAGCATATTTTAGAGCTTACTTTAAAGAAACGTTTAATAAAATGATTCAGATGTTTAGTGAATCACAGGTAAATGAAGCTCCAGAAGGAATGTCATATCTTGAAGTATCCGTAAGAGATGCTAGAAAGGCAATGGCTATAATGGATGACCGGTTTAGAGGACAGTTTGAAATGAACGGTTCTAACGTTTATTATTTTAATGATGATTCTATGGCTTATGATGCTATGATGGATCTAGGAGCTCAAGGTATTGAAATTGTAGATACAAATATAGAAGAAGGAGTTAGAGAGAATGAAACACCAGAAGGTGGAATGGATCAAGGAGGAGACTTAGATGTTGGACATCAAGATGATGAACCAAACATGCTTAAAAAAGATTTATACGATATTGCAACATATGCAGCTAAGTTATATAAGCAGTTAGACAAATACGACAAACATGATGGCGAGGTAGACTTTCCACATTGGTGGCAGAAGAAAGTTACCTTAGCCAGAGAATATATTTCATCTGCACAACACTATTTAGAAGCAGAAGAAAAACAACCTGCATTAGATCAGCTTGCTTTAGAAAGAGTGGTTAAAGATAATGAATCACCGACACTAAAAGCTAAAATAGCTGCTGAAGATTTTATGAGTCAGTACCGTAAAGCATTTAGACTAGTTTCTAATAACTTCGGTAAAGAGGCAGAAGCAGAATTTAAAAGTATAATTAAAGCTAAATTTGCTGCACTCCAAGAAGGAGATCTAAACGAAATGGTAGATCCTTCCTATGCTGATATGTTAGCACAGTTTATTATACTAATGGGATCTGGATATGGAGCATTACAAGCAGTTAAGAAGCTTGGAGATGAGACAGGAGACATTTCTTTAGATAGTGTAAAGAAAGCTATTAAAAAATATAAAGACGGAGATGTTAGCGAAATTGGAATGTTTCACGATCCGGTAGGGTATGAGAAAAGCAAACCAGAAACACCTACCTACACTAAAAAGTACGTAAGTAAAAATGTCTATGATATTTTCAAACACGGTAAAAAAGTAAAAACCGTTAAAGGAAGTGAAGGAGAGGCTAATGCTTGGATGAATAATGCTAGTAAAGGACAGCAGAACGAAGCAGCAGAAGGACAATCAATCTCAGATTTAAAACCTGGAGATAAGTTTGAATTTAATGGTAAAACATATACCTTAGTAAAACATATAGAAGGTAACATAGCTAAAGTAATACGTCCAAACGGAGATACTTCTACAGTATCTTTTGGAGGAAAAATAAATACAGGTAAAAAAGCCGGTATTGGACCTGATGCTTTTGGGCAAGGAAAAGGCCATCATATCGATGAAGCTCAATCTACTTGCTGTGGTAAATGCGGTAGAAAACACGTTAAAGGAACTAAATGTAAGACTCCTTACTTAAAAGGTAAAGATCACTGTAGAACAAGATAATATGAAAAAAGCAGATCTTAAAAATATTATTCTAGAAGCATATCAAGAAGTACTCATAGAAGGACTTTTAGATGAACTAGAAGAGGCTGAAGGAGACGAAGAACCAACTGAAGAACCTGCACCGGAAGATGCTGGAGCACCAGAAGGAGAGGAAGTACCAGAATCAGAACCTGGAGATGAAGCAGAACTTGCCGACGCTACAGATACTATATTAGGTAGATTTCCTACCCTTAAAGCTGCAATTATAAAATTACAGACAGAAGACTTTACAGAATTTGTAGACTCAATTGACTGGATTTCACCCCGTCCTACCGCTTTTAGAATTAATCTAAAGAATGGACAGGATTATGAATTAAAATGGACAGGTAAAACTTTTGTAGCTAAAATATTAGGTAAGAGATATTTCCTTTCTAATATTGCAGATTACCAACAAGCACTAGATAAACTAGCTATTCTTTACTCAGAATCACCGATGAAAGGAGCTGGGGAAGGAGAAGCAGCAGAAGGTATTGATTCAGCAGACACTGGAGGAGGAGACTTCCCAGGAGAAGAAGGAGGAGCAACCGGAGGTGAAGAACCAGCAGCAGGAGGAGAAGATTTAGGAGCTGGAGGAGAAGAAGGCGGAGGAGCAGATTTAACTGACGAACCAATAGACTTCGAAGACGGAGCAGAACCAGAAGCTTAATGAATTTAATAGATAGAATCATATTAGAATGGTCATATAAGACCGAGAAAGGATATCCTGATCTTAATAATAAACAAGATTTAAGGATATTTGAATCTCTGTTTGGTTTCAACTTAGAAGAAATGGCAAAAAAACCATTTAGTTTCCTTTCCCCAGAAGCTCAAGAAGTAGGAAAAGCCATAATGGCAAAATTAAACATTCCTGAAGACGAGATTGCATCACACTCTAAGAACAGAATAATAGTACTTACAGACATACCTAGACAGCAAGTATTTAGTGCATTAGGTGAAATGGGATTTGAAAGAGACAGCACCACAAGAGGTTCCAGTGGAGGAGGGTACCGTACTGATTCTGGAATAGAAATAATTCATAAACCAAAATCTCTTACACAAATTGGAGGAGCAGGAGTCGGTAATGAAACCTTTATATACGAAAAAATTAAGAACGTATTAGAATCAAATTCCCCAATAAATGTAAAAATCGATTCTAGTAATGGACCTACGTTAGAATATCGAGGAGTAGTAGGAGTTAACCACGTAGGGAAAGAAGGTGAAAGAAAAGGATGGAAAGGAGATATATCTCTAGAGACATCAAAAGGTCTTGAGTTTATCTCTATAAAAGAAGATGGACCCTATAGGTGGGCATCTGTAATGGGAAGGTATAAAGAATTTTATCAAAAATTTATTACAAAAGCTTATAACGGAGATTACCCCTTCTTAAAATTAACTCCTTTAGAAAGTAACCCTAGAGTTCTACAAATGATGAACCCAGATAACGGTAAACCATACGGAAGAATATTCATACTAAATCATCCACAAGTAGAGAAAGATACATATGATATGGCTTTTGGTCAAGACCATGCACAAATAGTTCAAAGATCTTTTACTGACGCAGACTTTAATTTAGAAGGAGATACCTTAACTATTAAAGCTAGTAGAACTATGAAAGACCTATCAGACTTTACAGATGATGATCTACCGATAATTGAATTTGAAAGAAATGCTTCTAAAGCAACTGCTACAGAAGGACCCTTCAATAGAGGTATTGTCGTAAGAACAGGACCTAAGAAGAGAATGAAAAAAGCAACAGAAAGAGCCAATAACCTTGTACTTCAGTACGATGAATTAGGGCTATAAAAATGAGTTATGGCACAAGACATAAAAAAGATAATTGCACAAGAATACCTCAAGTGTGCAAAGGATCCAGCATACTTTATGAGAAAGTATTGCTATATTCAGCACCCTAAAAGAGGGCGTATACTCTTTAACCTTTACCCATTTCAAGAAAAGGTACTACATTTATTTAGAGACGAGCAGTTTATTATAACTCTTAAATCAAGACAGTTAGGTATATCAACTTTAGCTGCAGGATATTCTCTATGGTTAATGTTATTTCATAAAGATAAAAACGTCTTGGCATTAGCAACCACACAAGCTACAGCACGTAACCTTGTAACTAAGACTACTTTTATGTATGACGAGTTACCAAAGTGGTTAAAACTACCAGCCGTTGAAAAAAACAAATTATCTTTAAGACTTAGAAACGGATCTAAAATACAAGCTAAATCATCTAATGCAGACGCTGCCCGATCGGAAGCGGTATCTCTCTTATTAATAGATGAGGCGGCCTTTATTGACAACATTGAGGAGACCTTTGCAGCAGCCCAACAAACACTAGCTACCGGGGGTCAATGTATGGCCTTATCTACACCTAACGGTATTGGTAACTGGTTTCACCAAACATGGGAAAAAGCTGAAACAGGAGAGAATTCATTCTGCCCAGTAAGACTCCCCTGGACTGTTCACCCTGAAAGAAATCAGGATTGGAGAGATATGCAGGATAGAGATCTTGGCCCTAGAATGGCAGGACAGGAATGTGACTGTGACTTCTTAGCTTCAGGGGATACTGTATTTGAACCAACCGACCTTATTTTCTATGAAGAGACTTATCAGAAAGACCCTGTAGAAAGAAGAGGAGTTGATAGTAATTTATGGATATGGGAACCTGCTGACTATACAAAAGACTATATGGTTGTAGCCGATGTCGCTAGAGGAGATTCTGCCGATTACTCTGCATTCCATGTATTTGAAATAGAATCATGTACCCAAGTAGCCGAATATAAAGGTAAGATATCTCCAAAAGACTTTGGAAATGTACTTGTAGGTATAGCATCAGAATATAATGAAGCCTTACTTGTCTGTGAAAATGCAAATATAGGGTGGGCTACAATAGAACAGATACTCGAAAGAGAATATAGAAATATGTACTATAGTTCTACATCCAATATGGAGACAGTAGAATCATATATGAACAAATACGAAAGAGATAAACTCGTTCCCGGGTTTACAATGTCTGCTAGAACTAGACCTTTAGTCATAGCTAAGATAATTGAATACGTAAGGGAAAGAGCGGTTACCCTACAATCTAAGAGGTTAATGGCCGAGATGAGAGTATTTGTATGGAAGAATGGTAAACCTCAAGCACAGACGAACTACAACGATGATTTACTCATGGCCTGTGCAACAGCATTATATGTTAGAGATACAGCATTGAGGTTAAGACAGCAAGGTATGGATTTAGCAAGAGCACAGCTATCTTCTTTTGGTAATTTAAACTCTCAGAACAGAGCAGTTATGAGTTCAGTTGGTTCCTATCAAGATAATCCTTATATTGTTAAGACAAACCATGGTGACGAAGATGTCTCATGGTTATTTAAATAATACTATTTATATATAAAGTAAATTTACAATGGCGGATAAATCCTTATTTGGTAGACTTAAAACACTCTTTGCTTCTGACATTATTGTTAGAAACGTAGGAGGTGATGAGTTAAAAATTGCCGACGTTAATCAGATTCAATCCACGGGTAGATATCAGACTAACTCGTTAGTAGATAGATTTAGTAGACTCTACATCTATAATAATAAAAACGTATTTAATCCTAACCTGAACTATCAGACATTAAGGATTCAACTATACTCAGATTACGAGGCAATGGATACTGATCCAATTATTGCTTCTGCATTAGATATTGTAGCTGATGAAGCTACGGTTAAAAACGATAATAACGAAATATTATCGATTAAATCATCTGATGAAAATATACAAAAAGTCCTTTATAACTTATTTTACGATGTACTTAACATCGAATTTAATTTATGGTCATGGACTAGGAACATGTGTAAATACGGAGACTTTTTCTTAAAGCTTGAAATAGCAGAGAAGTTTGGAGTTTATAATGTTCTACCATACACAGTCTACCATATGGTTAGACGAGAGGGAGAAGATCCTACCCAACCAGGAAAAGTTGTTTTCCAATTAGATCCAGACGGATTAGCTTCTTCACAGAATCCTAACTACCTTCCTAAAAGAGAACAATCTAAAATAGTTGAATTTGACAACTACGAAGTAGCACACTTTAGATTGATATCAGATACACATTACTTACCTTATGGCCGTTCTTATTTAGAACCAGCTAGAAAGATCTTCAAACAAGTTACTTTAATGGAGGATGCAATGTTGATTCATAGAATCATGAGAGCTCCAGAAAAGAGAACTTTCTTTGTTAACGTTGGATCTATTCCTCCTAACGAAGTAGAGCAGTTTATGCAAAAGACTGTTAATACAATGAAAAAGACTCCTTATGTAGGAGAAGATGGTCAGTATAACTTACGTTTTAATATGCAGAACATGATGGAAGATTTCTATATCCCGGTAAGGGGTGGAGATACTTCTACTCGTATTGAAACTACTCCTGGTCTACAGTATGACGGAGTAACAGATGTACAGTACCTTCAAGCTAAAATGTTTGCAGCATTAAAAATTCCAAAAGCATACTTCGGATTTGAAGGAGACTTATCTGGTAAAGCAACACTTGCTGCAGAAGATATTAGATTTGCACGTACAGTAGAAAGAATACAGAAGATATTAGAATCAGAGTTAACTAAAATAGCATTAGTTCACCTATACACTCAAGGATTTACAGGAGAAAGTTTAACTAACTTCGAAATCAAGTTATCTACTCCATCTATTATATTTGAACAAGAGAAGATTGCTCTATTAAAAGAGAAGATTGATCTTGCTAATCAAATGAAAGATACTAAATTATTCTCATCAGACTATATCTATGAGAACTTATTCGATATGTCTGAAGATACTTACATGGAGATGAGAGATTTAGTTAGAGAAGATTCTAAACGTTTATTTAGAATAGCTCAAATTGAAAATGAAGGTAATGATCCTGCTAAATCAGGAACAACTTACGGAACACCACACGATCTTGCTTCTATGTACGGTAGACGTTCTACTGCTACACCAAAAGGAGGAGCACCTGGAGAAGTACCAACAGGATATTCAGAAATGGAACCTAAATGGGGAGAACCAGGAGAAGAAGGAGGTAGACCAAGAGAAAAAGCATCAGTTTACGGAACAACAGCTGCGATGGGCGGTAGAGATCCATTAGGGCAGCATGGTATGAAAGGCGGTTATCCATCAGATAATGATAATGTAATGGAGAACCTAACCACCCAAGCAATATACCATAGAACAAAAGACTCATTAAAAAATATCGTTTTTACTAAAGAGAATGCTAATGAACCTGATATGTTGAATGAAGGGAACATTAGAGATTTAGGTAATTAGTAGATATTTATAATCGTAAACGTGTATAATGAAAGTAAAACACTCAAAATTTAGAAACACAGGTCTTATTTTTGAGCTGCTTGTAAAACAAATAGCATCAGATACTTTAAACAATAGAGACTCTGCTGCTGTTAAGATACTTAAGAAGTACTTTACAGGAAAAACAGCCTTAGCAAAAGAATTCAAACTATATGAATTTATAGCTAAGAATAAGAATATATCTCAGTCTAAAGCAGAAGCAATTGTTTCTACTATTACTGAGATATCCCGTAGATTAGATCAAAAACAATTAAAAGAGTCTAAATATAACCTTATATCCGATATTAAAGAGAACTACAACGTAGAAGAGTTTTTTAGTATTCAGGTTAGAGATTATAAAGCTTTAGCTGCCTTATATTGCTTATTAGAAGCACAGAATAATGCAGATTTAGTTGATCCGACTGTATTAGTAGATAACAAAACTACTATTTTAGAACATTTAACCTCTTCTCCACAAAAAGAAGCAGACGTTAAAGATACTTTAATAGAAGACTACGCTAAATACGATAAAGACTTACGTTTACTTACTTTCAAAATATTGTTAGAGAAATTTAACGATAAATACAAAGATTTACTTCCAGAACAAAAGAACATTCTTAAAGAATTTATTACATCAGTTAACTCAAATGCACGTTTACGTAATATAGTTAACGAGGAACTAAACAAAATATCTTCAGATGTAAGAGACTTAGTTAAGAAAGTTAAAGACGAAGTAGTTAAAATTAAATTAGAAGAGGTTGCTAAAGCTATTGTACCTATCTCTAAGACAGAGAAGATAACAGACAGTCATTTAGTAAACTTAATGCAATATTACGATTTAGTTAACGAACTTAGATCTATCTAATGAAAAGATCAGAGCTAGTAGGACTCGTAAAAGAGGTAATGCATGAGCTTCAAGAAGCAAACGTTACAAATGTAGGAGGAGCATCATTTACACCCGGTGACGGAGCACAGTATGCTACTCCTAAAGCTTTTGGAAAAGGCAATAGAGCAGTTAAAACATTAACTAAATTAGGATTCAAAAAACAAAGTCGTCCAAAACGGCCATCACATACTAAAGGATTCGATTACTTATAAAATTATGAGAGTAAAATCAGTAACAGAGAGATATAGAGCCGTAAATGAAGGCACTATGAGCAAAAAAGAGTTTGTTCGTCAAATGAGACAGCAATACCCTATGCACGTAACCCAATTCAACGGATTTGACGATTCAGTTCAAATCTTAAAGAATAGAGGTCTTTTATTCGAAACAAAAAAAGAAGTAGTTGAAGCACACGTATATGACGAAAGACCTGCTTTAAACTATTCTTTAGATGCTTTAGATAGAGCTATCAGAATAGAGATTCAAACACTTGGATTAGAACCAGGAGAGAATATCTCTTCAGCTGACTTTAAAAAAGCTGAAAAGAAAGCTAAGAAAAACTTAGAAAAGAATCCAACACATTACTTAGACTTAATGTCAGGTGAATCTAAAAAAGTAGATAAACACGACAAAATGAAAGAAACAAAGAGAGGCGCTAAAGATGCCGATACTTTTAATGCTATGAAGAAAGCTACATTAAAAGAAGGGTATACAGAAGAACAAATCGAAGCTGCTATTCAAAGAATTAAAGAGAGAAAAGGAGCTACATCTATGGATGAAGCAGGTGAACCTGTTTATGTAGATGGAGAAGAACTTTCTTTTGAAGATGCAGTATATGATTTTATTGAACTTACTGGTGATATGATTTCCCGTGAATGGAAACATAAAAAATGGTTAGGGTATATTGAAGATAATGATCCGCACTTACTACGTAAAGATATAATAGATGCTGCAGCTAAGCAATGGCCTGATGATATCAATCCATTTATAGAATATATGGACGGAATTGGCTATGAACTTGACATCTACGAAAAAGTAAAAGAAGAAAAGAAAGACATAGTTAAAGAAGCAGGTAAAACCGCTCTTATTCAAACTATGAATAATGCAATAGCAGCTATTAAAGGTAAATACGGAGAGATGCCCGGTATTACAGGTATCATCAGAGACTTCTTAAAAACACATATAGACGATTTAGCTGATGGAGCAGATCCATTAGATGAATTTGAAAACTATGTTGATGCAAACTACGATTCTTTATCAGAAACAGAGGAAACAATTTCTGAATTAGACGGTACCGGAACAGTAGATGCTTTAACAGCAATAATTGGAGCTGGAGGATTAGTAGGAGGAGCAGTAGCTTTAAGTAAGTTAATGGATTCTTTAGAAGATGGTAAATTTGGAGACAAAGGAAAAGCAGTAGCTAAGTTCTTAAGAGATGCTGGAAAAACTTTTTCTGGTCAAGGAGCTCCAATGAAAGAAGGAGAGGTAGATGAATTTTCAATTGAGGATTTCAAAGAGATGTTACTTGATCCTGAAATGGGATATGAAGAGGATTTTCCGTCTATTGTTAAATACAGTATTGACTCTCTTTATACAGCTTTTAATTTAGCTCATAATACAAAAGGATATGATGTAGAAGAGTTTTTAGAAGCACTTTCTGATGATACATTACCTATGAAAGTTTTTAGACTTTTGAAACCGAAAGGAAGTTCAGTAGAAGAAAAGAAAGGAAAAGATCACGACGGAGATGGAGACATTGATAGTGATGATTATATGGCAGCAAAAGACAAAGCTATTAAGAATGCAATGTCCGAAGAAGCTCAAATAAAAGAAGCAGTTAAGACTTTAATCAGAAAGGCTTTAACAGAAGAATCTATCAATGAAGCAGCTACCGGAAACTTATCTAAATTCTCAGATGATTATGCAGACTTCGAAGGAATGACTCAAATCATCAACCAGCTTGAAAATTTAGTTACCGATGTAGAAGGGTACTATGCTAAGACATCAGAAAAATTACAAAAGATATTTGATGCAGTTGGAAATGTAACTAATGAAGAAGGATTAAAAGTTGGAGGATTTATCGCACCATCTATTGAAACAGCTTTCAGAAAAGATATTCAGCCAGTAGTCAAAAAAGGATTTATGAACTCAGTTCAAATCCCAACCATAAAGGCAATCTCTCAAGCAGATATAGATGCACATAACTCAGGAGAAAGACCTCTAGGAGAAGAAGAAATGGAAGAGAAACAAACGATGTTTACTCCGGTAATGGAAACCAAAAAGAAGTAATATGTCACAATCATTATTAGTAGACGTAACACCATTTAGACCTCTATTAAGAGAATCCAAAACAAAACCTGGAGTCTTTGAAGTAGAAGGTGTTTTACAGCGTGCAGTTGCTAAAAACCAAAATGGCAGAACATATAGTAAAGAGATTCTAATGAGAGAATCTAAGAGATATACAGATGAGTTTGTTAAAGTCGGAAACGCCTTTGGAGAACTTGATCACCCTGAATCTCCTGTTGTCTCTCTAAAGAACGCATCCCATGTAGTAAAAGAGTTATGGTGGGATGGAGACGACCTTATGGGACGTATAGAATTATTAAATACCCCGGCCGGTAATATCGTAAAAGAGATATGTAAGGCAGGACATACAATCGGAATCTCATCTAGAGGTACCGGTTCAGTACAACAAACAAACGAAGGAACTTTAGAAGTACAAGATGACTTTGAATTAGTATGTTGGGATTTTGTATCTAATCCATCCACACATGGAGCATTTATGAACCCAGTATCATTAAATGAAGGTAAAGTTAAAGCCTCTAAATATTCTAATTTAGATTCAATCATAAACGATATATTAAGAGCGTAACAATAATTCCCTCGGACGCTACCGAAGGCAGGTGTCGATTCCTCCATAGAAATATGGGGGTTTCTTTTTTATATATTTATATACTATTTATTGTATATAATGTACTATCCTATATAGTATTTAAAACTCTTTCCACATTTACAACTTAACCATAGTTGTAGGAAAATCACACAACAATTTATTTTTAAAATGGCAAACAAAGATTTATTCAAGCAAGCTATTGCTGAAGCAAAGTCTGTACGTGAAGCCGCTATTGCTAACGCTAAAGAGGCATTAGAGGAAACTCTAACACCACACCTTAAAGACATGTTAGCTGCTAAACTTCAAGAGATGGAAGATTCTCAAAACGAAGAAGAAGTAGTAAACGAAGTTGAAGAGGAAGTAGAAGAAGCTGTAGAGGAAAACGCATCAGGATTTATTGCAGTAAAAGAAGCTGAAGAAGAAGAGGCAGAGGATGATTCAGAAGAATCTGAAGACGAAGCCGGAGAAGAAGGCGAAGAGGAAGCTGGCGAAGAAGCCGGTGAAGACGAAGCTGGAGAAATGGAAGGTGAAGAAGAAATTGACGGAGACGAAGATTTATCTAAACTTTCAGTTGACCAATTCAAAGACATGATTAGAGACATTATTGCTCAAGAAGTAGGCGGAGGCGCTGAAATGGGAGCTGATATGGATGCTGGTGATATCGAAGGAATGGGAGACGAAGCACCAATCGAAGAACCTGGAATGGAAGCTGAACCAGAAATGGGAGCTGAAGACGAAGAAGAAATCGACTTGGATGAGTTACTTAGAGAACTAGAAGCTACTACAGAAGAAACAGTAGAAGAAGGTGAAGATAAGGAAGAAGAAGAACCAATGGAAGAAGCAGTTGAAGAAGAGATAGAAGAATCTACAGAATTAGCTGAAGCTTTAGAAACTATTGAATCTTTAAGAAAAGATCTTCAAGAAGTTAATCTTCTAAATTCTAAATTACTTTATGTAAATAAAATCTTTAAGGCTAATAACCTTACAGAGTCACAAAAAGTTAACGTAATTGCTGCTTTCGACAAAGCTGAAACAGTAAAAGAAGTTAAGTTAGTATTCGAAACAGTTTCTGAAAATGTAGTTACTACTAAAAAAGAAACAGTTACGGAATCAAAAATGAGAGGAATGGCATCTAAAGCTACTGGAGTTACTGCTTCTAAACCAGAAGTAATCGCAGAAGTATCTGATGCTGTTAAAAGAATGCAAAAACTTGCAGGAATTATTAAATAATTAAATTAAATTAAATAAAATGGAATTAAATACCCTATTAGAAAGCTCGAACCAATATAAAAGTGTTCAAGCTGACGCAGCTAAATTGTCTCAGAAATGGGCTCAGTCTGGCTTATTAGAAGGTATCAAGGATGAGAGAGTTGCTGGAAACATGGCAATGATCCTTGAGAACCAAGCAAAACAAATCGTAGCTGAGGCTAACTCAACTAACATTGGTGGAGGATCTTTCTCTGCTGGTGCTGGTGAGCAATGGGCTGGAGTAGCTTTACCTTTAGTACGTAAAGTATTCGCTCAAATCGTAGCACAAGACTTCGTATCAGTACAACCAATGAACTTGCCTTCTGGCCTTGTTTTCTATCTAGATTTCAAATACGGAACAGCAACTAACGGTAGAGGTGACGGAGATAATATGTACGGTAACGTATCTACAGCTAACTCTAAAATGGGAGTTGACGTAGAAGTAGCTGGTGGTCTTTACGGCGCTGGTCAATTCGGTTACTCAATCAACCAAAACACTGCTAACGCTGCAGTAACAGTTTCTGCTGCTACTTCTGCTTCAGTAAACCACGAAGTTGGTGTAAACTTAGCTGCTTTAGAATTAGTTTCTGTAGCAACAGCATCTTTATCTAGCCCAGACCTAACAGGAGTTAGAGCATTTAGATTATCTTCAGGTTCAGTATTAGCTCAGTACACTCAAGTAGTTGGAGGAAACATCCAATTCGTATTGGCTTCAGGATCTGTAGGAACAGGTGTTGCTGATGATGTTAAATACCACGTAGCTCCAGCTGATAACGATAGAGGTGACTTCGAAGCTGCATCAGGTGCTGCTGTTGATACTTCAATCACTATCCCAGAAATCGACGTTAAACTTGCTTCTGAGGCGATTGTTGCTAAGACTAGAAAGTTAAAAGCACAATGGACTCCAGAGTTCGCACAAGATCTTAACGCTTACCATTCAATTGATGCAGAAGCTGAATTAACTTCTTTATTATCTGAGTACATCTCTATGGAGATTGACATGGAAATTTTAGATATGTTGATCGCAGGAGCTGTTACAACTGAGCACTGGTCAGCTGAGAACAACAAAGTATGGGACGGATCTAACTGGTCAGTATCTACTTCAGATTTCTACAACACACAAGGACAATGGTTCCAGACTTTAGGAACTAAAATCCAAAAAGTATCTAACAAAATTCACCAGAAAACTTTAAGAGGTGGTGCTAACTTCGTAGTAGTATCTCCAACAGTTGCAACTGTATTAGAAAGTATCCCAGGATATGCAGCTAACACAGATGGTGATTCTATGGAATTCAACATGGGAGTATCTAAAGTAGGTAGCTTGGCTAACCGCTTCAAAGTATACAAAAACCCATACATGACTGAAAACACAATCCTTATGGGTTACAGAGGTTCTCAGTTCTTGGAAACTGGTGCAGTTTATGCTCCTTATGTTCCATTAATGATGACTCCATTAGTATACGATCCAGAAACCTTCACTCCAAGAAAAGGTTTGATGACTCGTTATGCTAAGAAAATGATTCGTCCAGAATTCTACGGAAAGATTTATGTAAGCGACATCGCTACTATCTAATCTTAGAAATAGATTCAATATTAAGAGAGGCCTTCGGGCCTCTTTTTTTATGTTCGAAAAGTACTATTAATATAATAATAGAATTATTTTAGTAGTATTTTACAATAACCTGTTT